TACCGGATAACCGGCGGTTTGGTTTGACTTTAGTGAGGGTTAGAGAATACTTTGGTTGTTCTTCAAAACTATGTCCATTAAGTTTCGTTGCGATTCAATAAATTTCTTCAAATCATCACATTGGGAAACTTTCTCTCTATAAAATCCACGTTCTGATTCTAAATCTCGTTTGAGTTTTTCATTCTCACCTCTCAAAGAGCTGATCAACGCGTCTCGTTCTTCAATCACAGCTTCATATTTGTCTCGCTGTATTTCTAGTTCGGTTCTTTTATCCATTGTTGTATAATTTGATTAATCTCCGACGTAATGTGCACCGTAATGAGTACTATTTGGGTTGTAGTAAGCGGAAGCGGGAATATTAAGGTTATTATATTCCTTGCTAGGTGTAGCTTTGGCAGTCTTGCTCATAGCTTCATGTCTTTCAGCTAAAAATTTATCAGTTCTTGATTTCACTGCTTCCGGTGAGAAACTTTCTTGGAGTTTTGCGAAGCTCCATGCAGATTTTAAACACTCTGAAAATGTTTTTCCACCCTTCTTGTAATTGCGGTGTGCAGACTTCATTATTTGTGATAAATTGTAGCTCATAATCGTTATTTTTTAATTGGTTTTATCAATCAATTTTTGTATGTTTGTATGATTGATTGATTTATGATGCAAATGTAATCCCATTTGGTATTATTTGCAAATTTTAAAACCGATAAATAATCCCGTTTGGTATTATTTAACTTTTGATTGATTTGATATGACTAGTAGAATTAAAGAAATTATAGCCTATTCGGGATTATCTGATAGAGCTTTTGCTATTAAATGTGGAGTTGCTCAAAATACACTTAACAGGCAACTGAATGGTGTCAGAGAACTTAGTTTAGTAACTGTAAACGCAATACTAAACACTTTCGAAGATATATCAACTGAATGGTTATTGAGAGGGAAAGGCGAAATGCTAATCTCTGAATCTATAAAGAAAGACGAAAGTACAGAACGAATAACACGCCTTGTTGATACAATAGCAACCCTTCAGGGGACTATAAATGAGCAGATGAAAACGATTCAACTATTCACTGAAGAGAATCAGAAATTGAAAGGTGAATTAGCAATGCTGAAGAATGAACGTAACATAGGATAAAATTAATTATGAAAGAAATCAATATTAAAAGACTCCGCAAAAGCCTAAATTTAACACCATTGGATTTTTGTAATAGATTTGGAATTTCACAATACTATCTATCTGAAATTGAAAATAACAAAAAGCCAATAACAGTAGAACTATATAATAATATGAAATTTGAGTTTGGTGAAACTGTTATCAAAAAATTCAGTGAAGACAGTAACGATATTATTGCGGCAGAAATACAAAAACAAATCAGTCCTTCAATGGCTTTAATTGAAAGCCAGCAAAAGACTATTGAAAGCATATCCCGCACAATTGAGAATCTATCGAACAAATATATAGAACATTTAGTAAACACAATTACAAACTTACAAGATGAGATTAACGAAAAAACAGTGCTTACCCAACGGCTTTTGGAAGAAAACCAAAAATTAAAGGGTGAACTGGCTATGTTGAAGAACGAACGAAATGTAGGATAAGCATGACCAAAGAACGATTAATTGAAAAGAAAATATATCTAGAACGTAGAAAAGCTCAAAAACGAAATAAACGAGAATCTGCTGCGAAAGGTGTCTTTCCTAGAATGAATATATTTGTATTTACAAGCTTGATTATATTCCTCAAAAAAAAGGGATTTATTTCAAAAGAGTATATCAATAAATCAATTATTGTTCCAAGACATTTTTCATTTGAAGACAACAGTGATGACAGCATTACTTTTTTTAAAATCATGTTATCTTCCTATTTGTTAAGTGATGATTCTATTCTAATTGATTTCTCTGATTGTGAATATATTGACATCCCCAATGCAATGTTCCTTGATATTATTATCAAAGAGCTTAACTTTATTAAATACTCATACAATCTAAAATTCTACAACTGTGTAAAAAAAGTCATTAGATATAAAGAATCAAAATACACTAAAACAAATAAATGCCTTTATGTCTTCAAACTTATAAAAGAAGTAAAAGAAGCCAATAAAGGAGAAGGTTTCTTGTATTTAGGCTTAAAAAAAGGATGGGCAAAAAGAACATCCTATAAGGAAAATAATAAAGGAGCTATATGCAAAGAAGTTAGAGGATTCATAAACTCATCATTAAGAGAATCAAATGCTGTCTTAAATGTAACTGGAGAGAACATAATAGATAAACTATTATCTGAAATCTTTAATAATGCAGAAGATCACAGTATACATAATGAATGGTATGTAAACGGAGTATCATATAAAGAAATTGTCAATGGTGAACCAATAATAGAGTTAAATCTCGGAATCCTCAATTTAGGTTTTTCCATTTCAGAAGGATTCTTTCAAACAAAAGAAAAAAATAAAGAAATGATAGAAGACACAGAGAAGTGGTACGTAAAGCATCATGAACTTATGAAAAAAAACAATAATATATGCTTTGCCAAAGAGGATTTATATACTTTATATTGTTTACAAGAAGGTATTAGTCGATTAAAATATGAAGATGAAAGTAGAGGGAGAGGTACTATGAATTTTCTAAGGGCTTTCATTACTTTAGGAGCTTTTGGAAAAAAGAATCCCCAATACAAACCTCATTTAAATATTATTTCAGGAAGAACTATAATAAACTGTGATAATGAAAGAGGACCATATAAAAAAGATAAATCATTTTTTTTATCTTTGAATCAAGAAAATGATATTAGTATTTTGCCTGATCAAAAATATTTAAAACATATTTACCAGTATTTTCCTGGAACGTTTTTGGAAGTCAAAATCTATCTAAATAAAACATACTTTAAGGAAGTATTACCCCAATAAATATAACAATAATGAAGACTATTAAACTTACAGCTGAACATAGAGGTATAAATAGTACCACTTTTACAGGACGACCACAAGGTAAATCTGTGAGAGGAAGTTTGAATTTGGATCAAGAGGATAAGGACCAAGAAGAAGTTAATATTGAAATACCCAAAGATACAACTTCTTTTAATCCCTCATTTTATCTTGGTTTATTTTATGACAGTATATTAGCACTTAAAGGAGTTGATAACTTTAAAGAGAAATATCATATAATTTATGCTGATAACAACCAAGAGCTGGTGAACTTATTGAAAGAAGATATTGAAGATTGTGAAAGACAAGCTTCAAATGAATACTTTAGAAAAATAAATAAAACAAAATGAAAGAGACTTGTTCATACGTACTATTCAATTACGATTCAATAAACAATGAAACGTTAATCTTTCCTACTATAAAAGGTAATGCTGTTGAAACTAGTGAATTACCTTTTTGGAATAAATATGATCAATATTTAGCTAAAGATTCCTATGCAAATCTCATTGCAACAGTCACTTTAATCATAACGCTTATTACTTTCATTATTCAAACACATTACTCAAATCGTTCTCAAAAGAAAACTGTCAAAGAGAACTGGTATTTAACTGTAATTGTACAACCAAACTTGATAAATATCGACAATTTCTACAAAGAAATATCTGATAAATTACAAAATGAAATTGAAAAACTAAAAAGGAGCAATAGCAGAAATATTATTTTAGAAAAAGCTAAATCAAACAGAAAACTCCAAAATATAAAAAATACCTTCTTCATTTATTTTGTTACTTTAATACAATCATATAACTCTTCATTAGCTAACGAAGTTGATGCTATCTTAAATAAATTGCAAGACAACAGTGTTACATGGATTGATCAGTACAATAACATCTCAATTGATAATTGCAAAAGAAAAATATATGAAAACAAATCCCAACTAATGGGAATATTATACCAAGATATATCCCAAAACAAAAAGAATATACAAACATAAAGGGATAGGAGCATCCTCTAATGAAAATGCGCAAAATGAGTCTGTAAGCAGAATAAAGGTCTCCTTACCCATGCTTTTACCAAACAAGGAAGTTTAAAATTATTAAGGCAATTTTCCTTCTTTGATATATTTATATGTATAATCAGCCACATTAATGAAAGAACTGGTTCCATTCACTTTTGTGACATAACCAATGCAGCGTTCTCTTAAAGCTTGGTCTTTTTTAAGTTCTCGACGAACTTTACGTTCTTTCATCCATTTTTGGATGCTTCTAAAAAACATTTTCATAAACGCACTATTTTAGTTTGACAATGCGCAAATATAATATTTAAAGTAATATAAAATATGAAATATAGAAATCTTGATAGTACATAAAACATCAAATGGTCGAATTATGGTCGAACCATAAAAAAAAGCAGGACTATATAATTGATATACAGAATATACAACTAGATTTCCAAAAATGTGTCTAGTTTAGTTTTTGTGTTAATAGCTCCCTCGTCGGCGGACGAACTAGGGAGCTATTTTT